AATAGCCGCATTCCTGTCACTAACATTCCCCGACTTTTGTGAGATAGCTTGCAGTTTTCTGTATTGTGCCTGTTGGTCCTTGATTGCGTTTGATAGTTTGTTGAGTTCCTGAGATGCTTTTGATACAGAGGAAGATAACCCGCCGTCGAGTTTACCTTTAATGGCAATCGCCATTTCTAAGACTTTATTGGCCATTATTTTCTCCCTTTCATCGCTTTATTCTCACGCTCGATACCATCACTAATGAGCTGAACGTGGACTATGAACTCATCCACGTCTAGCTCTCGAATAAAGTAATCCATTGACGTGCTTGTGTATTTACTACACGTAATCGCACACCCTGTAAAATACCTTTCTAGGTCAGTTATTTTTCGGAATTGAGCAAAAAATTCTGTACCTCTAAGCACACTCTAGTAAAATCAGCAGCCGGAAGACTATAAATATCATCCACTTTACATCCACATGCAGCAGCTGCTACATGTGCTTGATACGTCATAGATAATGCAGGAACTGTGATGGTTCTATCTTCATTCTTTGCAGACTTCTCACATTTAATTAATGTATAACCGCTGATTCCTTCAAATTGTAAGGAATGACCTGCTTTTACTAATTCAATACCAGTTGTTTCGTTCATAGTACTTTGTTTACTCATTAGTGATCGTCCTTTCTACAGACTAAATACCGAGTGCAGCACGAACATCGCCAAGGAAGTCAGTGCCATCAGAAATAGAATCCTTATATGCGTATTTATCGATTTCACGAACTACCTTACCGTTTTGTTCTAATTTCAAATATGTGGTTTCGATTGTGTTCGTTGCATCAATAGTATTGCCAGACTCATATGTGCCGTTTTCTTTAGATTTAGCACGGCCACGAATAACAGCACGTGTAGGCACAATTACATATTTATCTTTACCGCTATCCCAACATTGGATAGCACCACGTACTTCTAAGCGCACGCCACGTCCACCTGTAAGGCGGTGTGTAGTTTCTGTTGGAGTGTTCCAAGTAAGTTTAGTTTCCATAGAAGAGTAGTGCCCAATAACTGGCGCTTCTACTTCACCTGCTATGCCCACACCTTTTACAGTTTGAGTCATTACAGATTCACTAGGTAATTCTACTTTGGCAACACCTAAACAGTTGTCAGAACCTTCTTCATATACACGGAAGTCATTAAGTACTTCCGGCACTTGGTTGATAGATGCCATGATTAATTACCCCTTTCTATACTGTTTGAAATAATGTTTTGAAATAGGAAACATCGTATTCAGAAATACTTTCAATTTCTTGCGCTGGAATTGGAGGTGTACGGTATTTATGGAAGCGAATAATACCATTCAACAAGTCTGTTGTAGGGTTTTCTGCTTCTTTAAATTCAATACGACCGCCCAAAATAAAGCCACGAGAAGTAAGACCGTTAAGACGAATTGTTTCACTATCAAGAATTGTTTTGATATTACGTGGCAAGATAGGCATATCCACTTTTTGCCAATACGTTAAGATGAATGTTTGGTCATCCCAATCATTGAAACGACGTACACAAATGAATGTATCCTTAACATCAGTTGTGCCAGGATATGCACCTGTATAGTTGCCCCAAGATACCCAACCGTTGATGTTAACGGCCGTCATAATACCTTGAGAGTTCAATAAGTTCGCTTGAGAATGCGTAAGCATAACTTCCTTGCCATTAGCCAAACATAAACCTGTGATGTTCATAGATTTATTAGAAGGGGATAGCGTAGGAATATCGCTATTAGACGCATCGCATTTACCCATAATGCCCATAATGTGTGTAGACATATGGAACACATAGTCGCCATTACGAACTTTTGGCCAACATACGACTTCGGATTCGCCCGTATAGCTATTACCTTTCTTCCATTCATAAGCATCAGTGTATTTAACAACTTGCGTAGTATCGATATCAACTAATGTTGTCGCTCTAAATAAGTTGTTAATGACACGAGATTTTGCCTTCATAACGGATGCTACTGTAGGATTTTGAGAGAAGCCCGGCGCAGCAATAAGCCCTGGCACAATGCCGAAATGATGATAAATTGTATCAATCAATTCAAAGCCGGTTGCTTTATCGTTGCTATCCACCCCGCCGATTACATTTCTATAATCAAAGTTTTCTACATCAAGTTCATCATAAGTAAGGTTCAATGTAGTAGCTGTATCAAATTTTCCACCTTTTACAACGGAGATAACCAATTGATTTTTGTCATCAAAGGCTGCCGTGTAATCTGTGTTAGCTACACCCGTTTGGCCAGCACTAGATACTTTTAATGTATTAAGCAATACTGCTGCTTTTACTACACATTTCTTTTCTGCCAATGTAGCAGTTGTTGTAGTGGATTTCTTGTGCTTAGCAGGATCCAATACATTAACAAATACGATTGGAGCTACACCATACAATTTGAATTGTGCGTACATCGCTTCACATAATGTGAAATGTGCCCAATCTTCAGAGTAGCCAAGTTGTTGAACAGCTTCTTCCCAGCTGTAGCAGATGATTGGCTTGTTGACTACCGCACTAGGGTCTTCTGTAAGGTGTACAGGTGCAGTACCGAACACAACAGGAAGGCCGGCAGTAGTTTGGACAGGAGCAATTACAGAGGTAGCTTGCTCACTTGTTTTGACGCCATGATAAAAGGCCATTTACTTCACTCCTTTATAATTTTTCAATGCGTTTACATAAAATACATTTAATTGCGTACCTTGTGTTTTAACGTCAATCATTGCCTGATTAAGCTCGTCTAAAGGCACGAATAAATGCATAAAAATAGGGTCTTCCGCTTCCGGCAGTGGTGCACCGTCGCTAAAAACCATGAATTGGTTTAGCCGGCTACTGCGGAACGAAGGCCCAACATATACAACAGGGTTCATCGTTGTCTCCTATTCAATTACTTTGTTATCCGTGAATATCTTATTTAGATTCCTACGAATAACAGGAATATACACTTCAAATTCAAGATACCCAACCCATTGAGGGTATGGTTGATCATCAGGAATTGTTGTATTAATGGTATTCTCCTTAATTTCATATTTAAGTGCTACCGGATTATCAGATAACAACCGCTCACGCACTACCTCTAATAGGTGATATAGTCCGACATGGCCTTCAGTTAAGGCTTCATCATAAGTAGTTACCAATACAGTAATACCTACCGTCGAACTATCTGCATCACTAACAGAGTACGGATGCACTACTACGGCCGGGCATAACTTGCGCTTGTCTTCATTCTTGTCCACTCTTGGTAAGAAACCGCTCCATACTCGAATAGGTCTTTCGGTAACATCACTGTTTTCATTCAGCTTTCGTAACTCATTCATGAGATATTTAGCAATACCATCTGATACATCTAATGGCGTCATTAGTTACCTCCTAACGCGCGCTCTAATTCGTGATATAAGCGCTTTTCATACATTTCCATGCCTTCCTTTTGCATGGCATTCATAACAGTTTCATTACCAAACATTTGCGGTAAGGCTGGCCCATATATTCCCTTTAACGGATATCTGTCCTTGCCTTGGCGTTTCATAAAGATACCGGATGCACTAACAAAGCCGTTTGGTACCTTTGTTTCTGTACCTTTTTTAATCGATACAAACACACCTTTTCGCTTAAGTGATTTAATTTTGAAGTACTTTTGAGCGCTAGTATAGCCACCTTTGATACGCATTTCTGTGCCATCATTCAATTTATTGATAGATACACCGGACTTTACAACCGATACACCTTTGATAGCATAGATATTGCGTAGTGCTTGCGTGCCTGCTTTTCTTGCAGTTGTTGCTGCACGCTTTGATGCGGCTTGGCAGACACGTCGAACTCTATCTTCTTTTAACGTTTCCAGTGCTTTTTCAATTGTTGCCACTGCACTTTTATCAAGTTCTAGCTCAACCATCCGTCAACACCGCCTCTAGCTTCTGCTCTTAATTCAATGGATACTAACCCATCTTCTTCCATTGCACTTTGAACGACGTAAACGTCTCCGTCTAATCGGAATACGTTCCCCTGTGATGGAATTTCAGGGATGTCCTTTAATTTGCAATGCACAAATACAGACACCCCGTGCAATCCGTCATTTGATACGTGAGAGTCATTCGACAAGAATGACTCTCTCGCCGTTGGCGATTGAATAACCGCTTTAGCTACTGTGCCATTTAGATCATGCCCTTCGGCGAATTCGTCCTCATTTAGGAATACATCGTCAATATCGCTTTCTAGGTAATCTCTAAATCGCATTATTTTTTCACCGTAACTTTCGCATCAACTTCAGGTAATTCCATTTCTTCTTCCGGTTCATCTGGAACGACTTCCAATGGCTCCGGTACTTCAATAGGATCATCTTCAGCAGATTCGAACTTTTCAGATTCAAGCAAGGATAACGCAATCGCTTTCTTTTTGATGTCGACTACTTCACCTTTACCATACATCTCGCCGTCATGTGCTAAATAACCCTTTAATACTCTAATTTTCATAAGTAGGTTACCCCCTATTTAGTCTTAATAGTAGCCCAATCGTCGATAGTTTCAGGAATCAATACGCAACGGGAATATACAGACAATGTTAATTCTTGTGTAGCCTTATTAGCATAGTAGTAAGGAACATAAATACCTGCATATGTAGTGAATTGATTATCATCGTTAAGCAATGTTACTGCCGCATGTTGTTGACGACCACGACCTGGAACACCTAATACTGCAGCATCATCACCGATAAAGGATTTTACCTTGCCTTCATCATCTTGATATGTTTCAAGATATGCATACACATCAATGTTTAAGGACATGATACGGCCAACATATCGAACTTGTGGAGATAAGTATTCAGGCGCAAAGCTAAACATTGTCATGTTTTCACGATTAGGAATAGCCAACATCTTGTTGATAGATGCATTATCAAGAATATATTTTTCAACATTCTTACCGACAACTAATACAGTTGGTACGATTCCTGCGTTTTCCTGAATTTTTTCGGACGCCATTTTCAAATCACCATAAATATCAGCGCCAGCTTGGTCCCATGCAGTAGTAGGTGTGATGTCTTGTTCAAATTCAAAATCAATTTCATCAGTTAGAACAGTCGCGCCATCGTCAGCATAACCTTCGATTTTGCATTTACCAGTGGTAAGCAAATCAGCTGCCATTTTGTTTTTACGATTGATGATTGTGCCTTGCAAATAAGACAAATCTTCAGCTTGCATTTGTGCCGCACGTTGCGCAGGTGTCATTGTAGATACAATATTTTCCGCAAATGCACGTTGGTCGAGTTGCTCGGGATCAATTACTGTACGAGGGCCCATCATAGGCGCTTCATATAAAGCAATTTTAGAGCCGGCACGTTTAACATTTACACCAGATGCGCCACGAGATACAAAAGGTGCTAGAGTGCGACCACGTTTACGAGTTTCTACTGCGATTTTTTTAGAAGTTGCAACTGCCGGAACTTGTGGGAAGAAAGTATCAAGCAAGAAACTTGCTGGAGTTTTCATTCGTTCTACAGCTTGCATTAAAGATAACGTATCTTTGAAATCAATTGCCATTATATAGTTCCCCCTATTTAATGCTAGTTAAGAATAAGTGAGCGTCTTTAAAATCCGCTTCATGTTCATTAATTTTGTAAGCTTTGTCAACTACCAATACTTCACGATTAAAGCGACCGGAGACATATACAGTCACTACATTGTGATCAGTAGTTGTAGTAGTATCAGCTACCACGATACCTGCAGGTTTACCACTTGCAATTTTTTGGAACGTACCAGAGTTATTTTCAAGAACTTGGCCACGTTTATATTCACCAACTGCTGCTTTTACATTTTGAGTTAATACAGGCACACCGCCACCACCTAATAGGTAATCAGCTGCGACGCCATTTACTTGTTCGAAATACGCCATTATTTACCGCCTTTCTTAGCATTTGCATATGCTACAACTTCATCAATTGCACTAGCTTTAGCTACTGCATCATTGGTTTCTGGTGTAGATGCACCTTGAGGTGCCACTTTATCCGCACCGGATTCCATTTGATCGATAACCAATTGTCTAATTTGGTCGACTACTTTGTTATCAGTTACAGGAATATCGGATACGGCGGAGATGAAAGGTGTTACTTCATCTACAGTTTTCCCTTCTTTAACAGCCACATCTACTAAACGATTGATAACTTCATTGTTCCCTTTTAGTGCGTTTAAGGTTTCAACACGTTCACGTTCTGCTGTTACTGCTGCATTTTCCGCAGGTTCGTTTGTAGAAATACCGAGCAAACCTTTTAAGCTTGCCATGAATTGGTTTTCAGTCATAGGTTTCTCCTTATGTTTTAAAAATTGTTTGATTTTGGCTTCATTTTTGGCCGAATATTTGCAAGATACTTTGTTAACGATAACCATCCCATCATTCATAACAGCCTTATCAGTAATCGCCGTGTCTACTTCATCAATTAGGCCGTAGGACTTCGCCTCATCCGCTGTGAGCCACGTTTCGTCATCCATAAGGGTATTTATCTGCTCAGGTGTCAAAACATCGCTACGACTTAGATAAACATTTGCAAT